CGGGTGGTCTATACGCGATCCGGGAACGTGTACACATTCAAATGGAAGATTGGTGACACGGATTATGCAAACGGACAGCAATTGCAGTACAGCCTAAACGGCGGTGCGTGGACTGCGATCACGATCGGAGCGACGGCTACGACCGCGACAGTCACAAATGCTTCCGTGCGGTCTCTGGTGTTCCGCGTCATGGGCAACCGGAAGGCGTACAAGAAGAACGGTCGGAAGATTAACCCCGGCTGGTCGGCTTGGGCGCAGAGTGCGACATGGTCGGCGGCTGTCCCGGCGACACCCACACTGGAATATGCCAACAACTCCGTGAACAGCGGAACGTTCACCTGGAACACTGAATCGAGCGATTCCAGTACGCAGGTGTTGACGGAAGTCCAGAAGCAGACCTGCACGGTCACCAGAACCGGCGAGCCTGCCGAGTCGGACTGGGGCGCGATCACAACCGGCACCGCATCTGGTTCGGAAGTGGTCACTGAGGATTCTGAAGCGCTTGCGGCAGGGAATCTGGTGCGGTGGTACCGTGTCAGGTCCTCAGGCCCGGCAGGTGCTTCGCCATGGGTGACCTCGAGTCATGCTTACGGCACTCCGGCGGCGGCTGTCATCGATTCGGCAAGCGCTGAAACGAACGGCTCGGTCACTCGCGTGACGGCTTCATGGCGTGCGGCTTATGACGACCTGAGCCCGATTGATACGATTACATTGCAGTATGCGGTCGCTGTTCCGACGGACACGGCGCTCACGGCACCGGCGTCAGGATGGTCGGATGCTATCGAGGTTACCCCGAACGGCGGCGAGGATAAGGTCGTCGTGAACGTGCAGGCCGCCATCGCTGTCGATGAGTGCATGTGGGTGCGCGTCAAGACCGACCACGACACGAACCTGAATTACTCTGGCGAACTCGTGGCGCAGGCCGGTAAACTCGGAGCGCCGACGATAGCGGCTGACCCTGACACATCGACAGGCTCAGTCAATATTACCATCACGGAAACAACGACCTGCGACGTGGCCTGCACGGCTATCTTCTGCAGGTTGGAAGATGACCCGAGCAACGACCGCATTATCGGTGTTCTGGCACACGGTGTGACCTCGGGAACCTATTCCGTTCCGGACATCATCGGCGACACCACGACGTGTTTCGGAGCGTTCGCTTTCGTCGGTACTTACTCCGGAACGGTCATCTCACAGATTCTCATGCGGTCGGATTCGGCGATTGATTCGGATATCGACTCTGAGGCGCCGGCATCCATCACGCTCGAAAAAGGGCCGAGTGATGAGACCGTCCGCATCGGGTGGACATGGACATGGGACGGCGCAACACAGGCTGAGCTCGCATGGGCTGACCACGCTGAGGCATGGGAGAGCACGGACGAGCCTGACACCTACACCGTGAAAGACAGGCGTGCAACCAGTTGGGTCATTGCCGGTCTCGAGACGGGGCTGTGGTATTTTCGTGTTCGTCTTATCAATGCGGCTGTAGACCCTGCGGTGGTCGGGCCATGGTCGGAGACATACACATACAACATGTCGAGCATCCCGGACAAGCCTGCGCTCATGCTGAATAAGTCCGTGATTAACTCGGGCGATACTGTGACGGCTCGGTGGGCGTATTCGTCTGTTGACGGCTCACCACAGGGCTATGCGGAGATCTGTTCGGTGACCTACAGCAACAGCCAGCCGGTGTACGGCGACATCATCGCCCACGCCGACGCAGGCCAGAGCGTGGAGATCACACAGGACTGGCAGACCGGGCAGACATACTACATGGCAGTCCGCACGACATCCGAGTCCGGCGTGCAGTCGGAATGGTCGGAACCGGTCAGCCTGTACGTGGCTGAGCCGTGCACGATTGCGCTGACAGGATCTTCGATCAGTAAGGGCGGCGCGATCGGAACGTCAGTCGAGGTGACGGAAACGACGTATCACGCAGACGGCACCGTGACAACAGATGCATGGGAGTCATCTAGCGCCAGACCGCTGAATAATGGCTATGACACAGCGGCATACGAGCACTACATGCTCGGCACCAGAACGACGACAGAGGTCACATGGAACGGCGATGACAAGATCGTCACGACCAGAACGAACACCATCGACTCGATCTCGACGCCGATCGTGAGCGCCATGCCAATCACTGCAAACATCACCGGCGCAGGCGCTACTGGCACGACGGTGATGGCGATCGCACGCGCGGAGAACTATCACATCGACCGTCCGGACGAGAATGACTATGACGGCTTCGAGGGCGAGACGATTGCGACGGTCAGCCGTACCGGCGAAGGCCAGCTGATGATCGCACTGGAAGATCTGGTCGGAAGTCTTGATGATGGCTGCTGGTACTACCTGATCGGTCATGTATACGACGAATTCGGGCAGAGCGCATCCTTCAAGTATCCGTTCCAGGTCAACTGGAGCCACAAGGCCGGCGTCCCGGATGTGGACGTCACAGTGGATAAGTACATGCGGATCGCCAAGATCACGCCGATCGCTCCATCCGGTGCGGTCAGCTCTGATACCTGTGACATCTACAGACTGACAGCAGACAAGCCGGAGCTGATCTACAAGGGCGCATCATTCGGCACGACTTATGTGGATCCGTATCCTGGCTTCGGCGATGCGTGCGGTCACAGGCTTGTAACGGTTACGGCTAACGGCGACTATGCGACGGCCTCCGGGCTCGGATGGCGTGATGCCGATGTGAATGACGGCGACTTCCTCGATGAAGAGCAGATGATCATTGACGTCGACGGTGAACAGATCGAACTGCCGTACAACCTGAGCCTTTCGAACAAGTGGAACAAGGACTTCAAGAGAACGTCATATCTCGGCGGTTCCGTGCAGGGAGACTGGAACCCGGCAGTTACAAGAGATCTCTCAGCATCCACAGTGCTTGTCAGGGGCTTGGATCTCGACAGACAGATGGCAATGCGAGACCTCGCAGGGTTCGCCGGTGTTGCGCACGTTCGGACTCCGGACGGATCCTCGCTGACTGCGGACGTGCAGATTAATGAGGAACAGTCTTATGACACCAAGAAGGTCAGTTATTCGCTGACGATCTCGGCGGTCGACCCGGAAGAGCCTGCAGGCATGACGCTCGATGAATGGGAAACGTTGCATCCCGTGAATGAATAGGAGGGCAGAGGATGAACTGGAACACCGGCTTCTCAGCCCTTTATGATCTAAAGAAAGTTGACCCTGCAACCTGGATGGATGTGGGGTCATTTGATTTTGTCTCCGGCACGATCGACCGCACCGGCACCGGCCTGATGGAGTCAGCCGACCTGACCATGACGGAGGATCCCGGCGAGTGCTGGGTGCGCGTGTATCTGAAAGCGCGTCAGGAATCGAGCGGCGCAAGGGTTGCGCTGTTCACCGGCCTGACATCTACACCGTCACGGTCGTTGGATGGAACTCGCATCACGTACACGGTCGAGTGCTACAGCGTTCTGAAATCGGCTGCCGACATCCTTGTGCCGCGTGGGTATTATGCGCCCACCGGCTCGGATGCGGCTCAGCTGGTCGCGAGTCTGCTTGATGTCGGCCCTGCGCCGGTAGTGGTGGACGGAGAGAGCCCCGGGTTGTCGGAAGCAATTGTTGCGGAAGACAGCATGAGCCGTCTGGATGTGGCATGGCTAATTCTGGAAGCGATCGGGTGGCGGTTACGCGTCACCGGCGAAGGCGTGGTGCATATCTGCGAGAGGGCGTCCGATTCGTCGGCGGTGTTCGATACTCGTGACAATGATGTGGTCGAGTTGTCCATGACGGACGCGCAAGACTGGTTTTCCGTACCGAATTGCATCCGGGTGCTGTCTGGTGACCGATACGCCGAGTATATCGACGATGATCCGAACAGCGCAGTCTCGACGGTCAGCCGGAAGGCTACCAGAGGCGGAAGCGGTCAGATATGGATGAGTGACACCGCGTCATCTGTCGGAGACGGTGAGAGTCTTGCCGAGTACGCCATGCGCATCCTGAAGCAGAAACAGGAACCGGCACGGACGGTGAGTTATTCACGGCGGTACCGGCCTGATGTGTTGGTCGGCGACCGCGTAACGCTTCATCTGTCTTCCGTCGGGATTGACGGAGTCTTCAAAATAACATCCCAAACAGTTGAACTCGGCTACGGATGCCAAACGTCTGAGGAGGTGGTCGCGGTATGAAGGGCATCGCAAGATTGCTCGCGTCTTTACGATCGGAGCAGAAGAAGAGCGGATCGGATTACACCGGAACCGTGACGATGGTCAAGGGCGGCACTGCTTATGTTCGGTTCACTGGTGCGGAGATCTCCGACACTCCCGTGAGCATGAGCGTTGACTGCAAGCCCGGCGACAAGGTTCGCGTGAGGGTGGCGAACGGTCGTGCCTGGCTGACAGGCAACGACACAAAGCCTCCGACCAATGATACGGAAAGCATCCAAATTGTAACAAAGAGTACAGAAGTCACAGCGCGAGACCTTCAGGAGCTGCGCACGGATTTCAATGCCGAGTACAAAACCTTCGTCGTTTCAGAGGTCGTCGAGGTGCCTGCCGGAACTCCATATCAGGTGGCCTTCCGGAACGAGTATGGATTTATCGGCCTGCCGTCAGCGGTGGTCGGAATGGCGTTTGATCCGGCGCACGACACGGACAGGTCAGGCGGAACGCTTTACCTGTGGCCTAAAGACATCGCCTGCGGAGTGGTAAACATCAACGAAGCGGCGGTTGAGGCAAGGATATACAACGCAACCGGAAGCACACGGACGATCACGATCACGTGCATCATGGTCGGGAAAGTGAGGACATAAACGATGTTTAGAGGCACTACACCAACATTAACATTCACCCTGCCAATGGCTGTCAGCACGCTGTCGGAATACTGGGTGACTGTCAGCCAGCACTATGACAACATCCGGATCGACAAGGACAGCAGTGACTGCACGGCGAGCGGCTCGACGATCACGGTCACGCTGACACAGGAAGAGACGCTGAGACTCGTGCCTGACAAGCCGGTATACATCCAGCTGCGTGTGCTGACGACCGGCGGCGACGCCGTGGCGAGCGAGGCATTCAAGGCGACGGTCGCTGACGTTCTGCGCGAGGAGGTGATCGCATGACGTTCGATGTCGAGTTTCAGATTGATGATAAGTCGTTCACGTTGCACGAAACCTCTGCGGCGGCGGCTGAGGCGGCGGCGGACAG